TTAGAAGCATCCGTTTGGAAATAAGCACTACTAACCAAACCGGTAGTAGCATTATAGAAAGTATTGTAATATTGTGTACCAGCCGTAATAGAGCCTGTAGCTACAGCGCTTATATCTATATCAAATTCTGTAAACCCAGTTGTGCCTACAATAGAGATATCTCCAGTTGCTAAAGAACCTCCTGTAGCATAGTAATTGGCTCCAGTATCATCTGCTACCCATGACATAACTCCAGCATCAGTAGATGTCAAATGATAGCCGCTTACACCGGGATAGGCATTGGGTAAAGTAAAAGTTATATCGTCTGACATCGCAGCTGCTTGTAGTTTGATGAAGTTATCTCCATCATCACCATCTTCATATAACTCAATGTATCCAGCAGCAGTAGTGTTTCCTCCTATACCTATACCTGTGGTAAAAGAAGTTTTAGGAGTAAAGGTGGTTAATGCATTACTTGTAACATCTCCCACACCAGCCATCGACCCTGTGATTTTAGAATCCGTACCAAAATCTAAATCAGTAAGATAATAATTAGAACCGGCAAAAGCTGCCCACCCTAATCCAGAATCGCTTCCGCTATCAGCTATTAAAGCATAACCATGAGTCCCGGAAGCTAACGCAAATGGTCTACCTCCTGTGTCAGTACCAATAACAGAGCCATGAGTAGGTAAAGCAGGAAACGGCCCTGCAGCTCGAGAACGCCATGATTCAGGAATGTATTTCAGTACGTTATATGCTCCCATAATTTTATCCTTCTTACGACTACTAAAGAAAAAGTGGGAGCGATTAGGGGCTCGCTCCCTGAGCCCTCGTTAGTTAACTAGCCTAAGCTATGTTAATAATAACTACACCAGACATCGGGCTCGTCACCTTCAGTCCGTATCTCATCGACATGTAAGAGCCAACGATTCCGAAGCCCGGATTCGCCTCCTCTACAGTCAATGGTCGCCTTTCAACATATGACATAGGCTTAACACTGCTATCCCACATGAAAATCCTGTCAGGAGGACACCATGCGTTCGTAGTGATAGTTAGCCCATAAATGCTTCCAACAACTGCCGTGCCAAGCGTCTTACCAAACGGAGCAGTCTCTTCTACGACATATGGTAATGGCTGTGCGCCAGATAGACCACCTATTGCTGTAGTAAAGTCAGCCAAGTTCAGAAGTGACTTGTAGTGAGCTGGTGAAATCATTAGTGAGTTGGCATTGAAGCCGTGTCCACCAATTAATTCCATGGAGTCGGTTAAATCAGCCAATGCGATTTCTCCATCCCCAGCCGCGCCAGCCGCCTGCATGTAGTGGCTTGTCTGAAGCGTGCCGGACGCAGTAAGACCATACGAATAGTTACGACCTACGTTGATTTCAGAACCACTTCCTAGGAAACCACCGTTAGGATTGTTAGTAAAGTTCTCAATCGCTGTTTCAGCTGTTCCATACGAAATGTCTGCATCAGAAATGCCGGTTCCCAGAGTTGAATCTCCGATACCCAGCAAAGCATAAACAACGTGCTTCGTCATGTGACGGTCTACCGCCCTGCGTGCTTCATTCAAAGCCATCTCGACTTCGTTGAAACGTGAATCTTCAATCATCCGACGGGTTACACCCACAGCCAGACCCCACTCAGCCACTGAGACTCGCTCAGAGCGTAGATTGGTGTGCTGGTATTTAGGAGTGTTTCCTTCGTTGATTTCTTCCATACCCATGGAAGGCTTTGCGAATGTGATATCAATATCACCGCCAGTCTCTGTGGTCATAGGTTCACAAAACATACTCAGGGCTGCAAGGTCTGTAACCTTGTAGTCCAGAATAGCGTCTTTGTAGTCTATGAGTACACGTTCCCCAGTTCCACCGGTTACATTATATGCACCTGTGTTAAGGGAGGTCAAAAGACCGGGTGCCAGATTATCAGTTAGTGCTACCATATAAATCACCTACTTAAACAGTAATACACCTTCTTAGGCCAGTACCGCCTGCATCTTCTATAGACACAGCTTGACATAGTGGACTGCCTGCACCATTATCTGCTGTTAACATCTGACCATCAGTTGTTCCCATCATTAGTGCTACACCTTCTTCTACGTCTGCTGCGTTTATGTTCAATACTACGCCTTTGCCTGTGATAACGCTAGCAATGTTGCCTGAACTAATGGTTGTTAGAGCGAACCCTATACCCGCGAAATCATATCCCGTGTCTCCCGAATTAGCGTTTTGGACGTTTCCGTCAGCATTTAATGATAATAAATTACCTGCTGTTACGTCTTCTGCCGCTGTGAAAGGAAGGATACGTGCCGGAGCACCACCATCATTCAGTAAAATTTCTGTTGCCATTTTTAGCTACCTCTCAGTACTTCTGGGTCGACTTTAATTCGCCCAGTTTTCTTATCCATCTTGACTGCAAATTTTCTCTCGGATTCCGCTGGAACAGCTTCTCCCTCGTTGGATTTACCCTTTCCGAAGGTACGTTCTGTGTCCTCAGGTACCGGAAGTGCAGCAAGAGCTTCGCTGAAACCAGTCAGCCTTGGTTCATCCCAAGCTGAGAGCTCTGCAGTGCGCGTTTCTTTATTATCCTCGACCAAGGTTCCGAAAATCAGTTCCTTGGATAGAATAGCCTCTACGACCTCAACCTTTCGAGCTTCGGCTTCCGCAACAGCCCTCTCTTCCTCAGCAGCCTTGAAGCCCTCAATAAGCTTGAGTGCCTCTTCGTACTGATTAGTGAGTTCTGTTTTAGATGCTGTCATCTCGTCCAACTTTGTGCGTAAGGAGGCGAATTCGCGCTCCACAATGTTCTCCGCTTCAGATGAGCTTTTTACAGGAGTTTCTTCAGTCATACTTATGTCCTCTTGTTTTCCGTCTGAACATTCACATGCGCCGTCTTTCCCACCACAACCGCAGTCATGGTGTTCATCCTTCACATGTAAATCACACTTCGTTCCAATTGTACATTCCTCACAGACGGGGTCCATTGAGTTATTATCAATGAAACTAACCTCTGTAGGACGAATGTTCGTTGCGAACGTATCGCCCATCACATCAACATCATTGGAAAACCAATCAATACTGACATGGGTTATGTCTCCTTCTTTTACTCTGTTCATTACTTCTTGTCCACATTCAGTTTTATTATTAACCGTAGCTAACATCCTAATTGCGGACTTCCCATTCTCCATCTCAAACACTTCAGGATTAGCAGCCATGCCAATTAAATCTTCCGGTGTTCTCTGATGGTTGAGATATATAGGAAGCTCGTTAAAAGCTTCTATATTCTTCTTTAATATCTCAGGTTCTATATAAACCTTTTGTTGTATATCATCCTCTTCATACTCATGAAGCCCAGAAGTTATAGCTATAACTGGAAAAGTAGCACTTTCATAGTCCCCTTCCTCTGTAAATGATATATTATCGTCCTCTCCTAATGATAAGGCAAATGTGCGTCTCTTTTCGTTTTCGTCTAGGGTTCTACCAAACGCCCTTTCTACGCCATGTCCATCAGCCCACATGATACACATGTTAGCAGCCGTCTCTTTGTGATTTTCAAAACCACGCTTTTTTAATGTAGAACTTACCGATGCTACACACTTGTCATAACTCATGCTCTTTTCCCCTTTACGTTTGCTGAAGGTTTATTTCCTCTATTCGGGGCTCGAGCACCTTCTTCTTTTTTGTCAGTGCCCTTACCACCAGAAATATTAGCGTTCTTATCACTAGGCCCCTCTGAGGGGGAGCCTGCTTTCTTAACAGCAACGTCCTTTAGCATATCTAATTCCACCACGCCTTCAGGGTCAAGACCCCGCTCTTCCCTGACTTCGCCGGGTGATAGTACGCCTTCAGATAGATATATCATATCTGTCTTCGCTTTAGTGAATGCGTCTTCAACATTTATTTGTCTGAATTTAAATTTAGCCTCTCCATCTTCTAGTTGAGGCATTAATTGGGCATTCAAAGCAGATTCAATCATAGTTTGTAAATACCTGACATAAGGTTCAAAAATGGGTCTTGCTTTGTCAGGGTCGGTCCACATAGTTTTAGGAACCTTAAGAGCCATGTGTATCTTATCTAAAATATCATCTGTATATTTTCCATACTCAAAAGCTC